AACGGACACCACATCGATAAGCAGGGACAACTTCAACCGTCGCACGTGTCAAAATTCATCCGATCTCTACGAAAAGGAAATGCGGATCATAAAATCCGTTATTTCTACTGCGGTGAATATGGCGACGAAAATCAACGACCTCACTATCACATCTGCTTATTTAATCACTCCTTCGATGATCAATACCTGTGGAAAGATGACGAAGGTCTGTACACCTACACGTCTAACGAACTGCAAAATCACTGGCCCTGGGGTTTTACTACCGTTGCCGAACTCAATATCCGTACCGCCGCCTATACGGCCGGTTACATCTTTAAAAAAATCACCGGCAAACGTGCCCAGGACCATTATCTCCGCTGCGACGAATACGGCGTCGCTTACTGGCTTCTGCCGGAATATATCCGGATGTCCACTGGCCGCGGAAAGCCTAGCGGCATAGGGGCATCCTTCTATCAAAAATTCAAAAAAGACATCTTCCCATCGGACCAATCTCCGATACCAGGTCACGGGCAATCCGAACTGGTGCCCCGCTATTATGAAAGTATCCTGGCCGAACAAAATCCTGCGATGCTTGAGCAGGTCAAGGAATTACGAAAAGAATTCATCACGGCACATGGTGCCGACTTCACCCCGGAACGACTCCGGGACAAATACATCTGCGCACGCGCAAAAGAAAACCAACTAAAGAGGACTCTCTAATGAAAGTACAAATTTACGCAATTTTCGACACATGCTCTGGCATCTACGAAAAACCTTTCTTTCATAGGGCTGATGATCAAGTACGTCGCGAATTTCAAGACGTTGCTACATCAGCCGATCACGCAATAAACAAACACCCCGAGCACTACTCCGTATGGAGGCTCGGAAGCTTCGACAATAATACCGGGAAGATCACGGACGAACAGAACGAATGTCTCTGGCAAGCAGTCGAAGCAATTTCACAATCTCAAACCGTGGCAACAGTCCACGAAATCAAAGAACGGCAGCAGGCTGACTAAACAGAACGACGGTTCTGCCAGGTGTTCACCTGGTTGAATTTAATTTCAATCAAATCAAAGGGTTAAAACAGACTATGCGTTCTCAACATAACTTCTCACAAACCCCGAGCGTAAATATCCCACGCTCGACCTTCAATCTGTCCCACGGACATAAAACCGCGTTCGACGCGGATGTCCTGGTTCCGATCTGTCAACCGATCGATATAATCCCAGGATCTACTTTCAACGTCCGGACAAGTTTCTTCATGCGGCTTGCAACGCCGCTCGAACCTATTCTGGACAACCTACATTTCGATACTTTCGCGTTCTTTGTCCCATATCGGACAATTTGGGAAAATCACGAACGCTTTCACGGCGCCCAGGATGATCCTGGCGACTCTATCTCCTTCACGATCCCTATTTGTGCCACTGCCAGTGGCTCTCAATCTGGACTGGGCAGTCTCTGGGACATGTTCGGCTTGCCGACTCTGGCTATCCCGGATGACGTACCAGTCTCATGTCTGCCCTTTCGGGCATACGTAAAAATCTATAACGATTGGTTCCGGTCAGCGACGCTGCAGGATACCCACATCGAAAACACGGACAACGGGCCCGACACCTTTAGCAATAACAGCGGGGTCGGACTTATCCGTACATCACCTTTCAAACGCGGTAAGCGTTTCGATTACTTCACAGGCGCATTGCCTGCCCCGCAACGCGGCACTTCTGTGACTCTCCCTTTGGGAGATACTGCACTAATCAAAACGGCCGCCTCCGAAAACGGAGTGGTCGGGGTTCACAGTGTGCCGGAAGGGGAGTATCGAAATCTCGACTCTGCTGCTGCGCAAATAGACATTAGCGCATCAGACAATAGTCCTCTCAACTTCCTCTACGCCGATCTATCTACGGCTATCGGTACATCGGTCAACGATGTACGGTTGGCGTTCGCCACTCAACATATACTGGAGCGCGATGCGCGAGCGGGCACTCGGTACGTCGAATCTCTGTCAGCCCGATGGGGCGTAACTTCTCCGGACTTCCGTCTGCAACGCGCCGAGTATCTCGGCGGCGGAAGTACCGCTATCAATATAAATCCTGTCGAGCAAAATACTGCTGCGACTACACCAACAACACCCGCCGCCCAGGACAAACTGGGAAATCTCGGCGGTATCGGTACCGCTAACGGTACCCACTCCTGGTCGAAATCCTTTGTCGAACATGGTGTCGTCATCATTCTCGGAAACCTCCGGGGCGACATCACCTATTCACAAGGCGTTGACCGTTACTGGTCAAAATCTACCCGTTATGACTTTGTGTATCCCGAATTAGCGAACATCGGTGAGCAAGCTATCTTAAATTCGGAAATCTGGATCACCGGGACCGGAACACCCGCGACGGATGATCTCGTCTTCGGCTACACAGGCCGTTATGACGAACACCGCTTCCTAAACTCAAAGCTAACCAACGTCATGCGTCCTGCTTCGTCAGGCGGCATTGACACTGTGGGCACTCTGGCGTCCTGGCATTTGTCCGAGGACTTCGCAACACTCCCCGCGCTCGGGGCTACATTCATCGAATCGAACACATCTATCCCTCTTGATCGCGCGATCGCGATCCCATCTGAACCGCACATGATTGCGGACTTCTACCACAACATCAAAGCCGCTCTGCCGTTGCCAACTTACGGCGTACCAGGCTTGACTCGTCTGTAATGCCCTGGGGTGCTGCAGCCGCCGTTATCGGCGGCATAATGTCAGCCCGCGGCCAACGGGACGCGAACCGGGCTAACGAACGTATCGCCAAGGATAATCGTGCCTTCCAAGAACGGATGTCCAACACATCTATACAACGCCGAATGGCGGACCTTAAAAAAGCTGGACTCAATCCTATACTCGCCGGACGCTATGATGCGTCAACTCCGGCGGGAGCAATGGCAACAATGGGAAACGTTGGCGCTGCAGGCGCCGAAGGCGCCGAAAAAGGAGCCAACACAGCAAAATCTGTCTCTCAGCGACGACTGGTAAAAGTGCAAACGCAAAACGTCGCAGCGGATACTTCTCTAAAACTCGCCACTGCGAATACTCAACAATCTCTCGACGCTCTCTACCAGGGACAAGCTAACAATATCCACGCTCAACTTCCTACGATCACCACCGGGCAAGAAACCGCGATTCATCAACGCGACAAAGCAAAATTCGAGGCCGAAATAGTTCAATTGCAAGTCCCTGGCGTTCGAACATCAGAACAATTCTACTCTTGGATCAACTCTGCCAGCGCCGCGGAAGCGGCAAAAACAGCCGGCAAAGCCGGCCCCCTGGTACTCCAGGCAATCCGCGCTTATCTCGCGGTCAACAAACGGAAATGAAATGTCACAAGCACTCAATCTACTAATTCAAAAATCTGGAAAAAATCTTAGCCGAGCTGAAATGCTCGAACTAACCCCGGTCATCGAATATAAAGATGGCCGTACCAAACAATCCTTCAAGGATGAAACAGATATACAAAAAATAATGTCCCGCTTCTCTGTGAGCGGGACGATATCCCATCTTGCGAAATATGAAGGCACTTATTCGGACTTCTCCGACTTCGACTTCCATGAGCAAACAAACAAACTCACCCGAGGTCGTGAAATCTTCGACGACCTCCCTGCCGAAATCCGGAGGGAATTCGGCCAATCTCCTGCGGCGTTCTTCGCGTATGTCAATGATCCTGCAAACGCTGAAGAGCTCCGCAAAAAACTACCAGCCCTGGCAAAGCCCGGGCAACAACTACCAAAGGGTCCGTCTGAGACAGCAGACGAAGCAGCAGCGGCGGCGAGAGCCGCCGAAACTGCCCCTACCGCTACCCCTGCACCGGATCCGATCGAGCCTCTTGAAGGCTCTCAGGAGCCGGAAACTCCGAAGGAATAAAAAAAGGGGCCGGAAGGCCCCTTCTCAGTACAGACTACTCGACACTGTACTGGCGCACTGGTCCCAAACCATGCGCCAAAAACAAAAAAACAATAATCTACAGCTCCGCCGCAGGCGGTCCCCCGAAGGGGAGAAGCGAGAGTGGGGCGTCCTGGCTATTAGCGCAGCGCGTAGCCTGGGCAGCACCACGCGAGCAATCCCCCCAAAAAAAAATAACAAAAATAACAAAAAAGCTGTATAAACGGGTCATAGACGCAACGACCTCACGGAATCGCCCCCATGAAAAACACCAAACAAACGTCAGTCCTCTTTCTGGCGTCCGTGGGGTCCCGGGCCCGGCCAAACGGGCCCGGCAAACCTCAATCACCAGGAGCATAAGAAATGAGGCGACGGAAAATGTCCCGACGCTCATCTAAGCGAAACTTCCGCCGGAATTCCGGCGTACATCGAAAAAATACCAGGTCCCCAAACCAACGCGGTGGCTACCGTCTTTAAATGCCCTGCTATACGCCTCTTAAAGGCTTCAAGGAAATAGGCAGTGGCAAACTGGTCTTCGACAAAACAAACGCTATCACTCCCCTCGAAGTGGCTTGTGGTTCTTGCCTTGGCTGTCGGGTCGATCATCGGCTCATGTGGTCAATACGTATTGTCCACGAAGCCTCCATGCATCGAGATGACCAGGGAAACTCCTGGGTCACTCTCACATACCGCGATCCGTCAGCCTGCAATGACCAGCAATATAAAAACGGACACCACATCGATAAGCAGGGACAACTTCAACCGTCGCACGTGTCAAAATTCATCCGATCTCTACGAAAAGGAAATGCGGATCATAAAATCCGTTATTTCTACTGCGGTGAATATGGCGACGAAAATCAACGACCTCAC